CTCGTTGGGGGCGTTGTTTGCCCATGGTTATGATAGGGTGAATGCCCCCATGTTTGATTGCTTCATACCCCCCTACCCCCCATACAGCATGGCCTCGAATCGAGGCGTATGGTATTGTAGTTTGAGCTAGTAGGAATGGAGTGTGATCTTATTTATCGATAGGTTTGTATATACGATGTCCTGCATGGATAACAATTTCCTTACATAGATCGAGGAACTCTTGATCTGTCATCATACCTTTTGCCCGGTTTGCTTCTGGGCATACAATTTGGAGATTATCCATAGAATTATCCCCACCACGTGCTGTGGGAGTTTTATGGTCATATTCATAGGTATCTGGATCATGAAAGTTTATAGGTCTACCTGTAAGCGCGCATGGAAAAGTGTCACCATATTTTTTATAAACATCTTTATAATTGAAAGTCATAGGTCTTTGAAAACGGGTTGCTTTATCTGATATTGCTTTGGTTGCCTGTCTTTTTGATTTATTAAGATACCAGGCAGGTTTGGATTGTTTTGAAAGTGGTTTAGGATTTTGGAAGGTATAGATTTTATTAAGGATTGCCTTATGTTTCTTTGGATAGTTTTTACTTTTTTCTTTTGATAGATCCCGTGTTTTTTTACGCAGAGCATAGGATACAGTTGATTTTGCACATTTTAGTTTCTTTGCAATTTGGGAGAAGGACAGACCTTCTTTGCGTAGTTCTATGATTTGTTTATTTAGGGGAGTCATCATCTGGAGTGATGTCTACAACTTTATCTTCTGATGCTTTTGTGGGTTGTTTTTTAACTTCCTTGGTTGCTCCTTTTAGGATGGAGCGTACTTGATCGGGTGACATATCTGATGAACCGAGGGTTACATTTGCGGATGCGGTTATATTGGATGGTCTACCTGAGACTGTTAGGAATTTATCCATGAGGACTGCGACAGCATAGGCTAGATTTTGTGGGGGGATTTCATCTAGTTTGTTGTGTAAGGTGTTTAGTGAGTCTGCCACCATAGTGGATAGCTTGGAGTTTACTTGATTAAGGAACTCCTGTTCGGTCATGTCCAAACGATAGCGTAGGAAATTGGCAATAGATTGCCTGAGTTCTGGATCTTGTTTTATTAGGATATCTGCTTCTTTTTTTCCATTTGATTGTCTGGCTGCAATCTTAGCTGCTGATTTAATTATATTATTTTTTGTCATATCATCACAGAATCCTCGTACTGAACCTGGTTTTCTTGCTCTTCGTTTATATTGCCTGGGCATGGTATTTAGACTTTTTTTCAGAAAATACTTGCATTGTCAAGTGTAAGACTACATAAGGCTACAAATGGATGTTGAAAGGGGAAAAGAGATATTAAAGAAGGCGTGTATGAACTACACGGAGTTTAGCAAGTTGATGGGAGTAAAGCCTATTACAGTTAGGCTTGCGTTTAGTCAGAAGCGATTAAGCAAGAAGATGGTTGCTAAATTGCTTGAGATGGAAGAACCGCAGAAGGAAGAGGAGGAGAAGAGCGAGCGTACTTTGATTAAGGAAGGGATGATTAAACAGAGTATGGGTGAAGTACGCAGTGCGAAGGTTTATCTGTTACCTAAGAATCCATACTTACGATTTATAGAATTTAGTGATGGCACACATGGCAAGTTCCGTGCAAAGCCGGGTACGTTTGGCTTGGGAAGTATGGTCAAGGTTAAGAGGGAAGATGGAGATATGTACACTTTGGAAGGCAAGTATGATGGAAGGGACAGATTGATATGATAGATGATGATGAAGTTGATTATGATGTAAGGGGAGACATGCCGAGCGAAGAGGAGGAAGAGAGTGAGGATGAGCTTCAACGCATTGAATGGGAACGTATCAAGAGAAGGTAATGTGGATAATACCCAAAACATTATCTCATTTTGTACCGGATACGGAGGGCTTGAACTTGGAATTAGACGAGCAGGCGTGGATGTTAGAACAGTCTGCAATGTGGAGATCGAAGCATTCGTCCAAGCAAACCTGGTTGCGAAGACTGAAGAAGGGAGGATGGATAACGCACCTATCTGGACGGATCTTAAAACCTTCCCTGCACGAGAGTTTCGTGGAAAAATTTGTGGACTCATTGGTGGATATCCATGCCAACCATTCAGTTCAGCAGGCAAGCGACAAGGAGAAAAAGACCCAAGACACTTATGGCCATACATCCTCAAGCACGTCAGGGCAATTAGACCTGTTTGGTGCTTTTGGGAAAATGTCGCAGGACACACCACGATGGGGCTATGGCGAGTCCTGTCCGATTTGGAAGAAGAAGGTTATCGAACGACGTGGGGCATATTCAGCGCGGAAGAAGTTGGCGCGCCACACCAAAGGAAACGAGTGTTCATCTTGGGGTACTCCGAAAGAACAGGACTCCCGTGCGGCATCATGGGACAGAGGGAAGAGCAACTTGGGGGAGCAGGTGCATGGGATGGCAAAGAATTGGGCAACTCCACAAGCCTCCGACCACATCGAGGGAGCGAGAACTGCGAAGGAGAGCAATCAGAAGTGCTTGGGGAGAGACTTGAATCAGATGCAGAATTGGCCAACCCCACGAGCAGGCAACCCAGGCAGTCGCAAACCTGGAACGGGGGGCAAGATACTAGCGGAGGAAGCGAAGAAGAGTTGGGCAACGCCTCAAGGCAGGGATCACTTGAGTGCGGAGAGCAAGGAGAAGTGGGAAGCGAGAGCGAAATTACAAGCGGAGAAAGGTGTGAATCTTCACCTTCCATTGAACACGCAATGTCAGCACATCATGGAGGAGCAACACAATGGCCTGCAAGACCAGGAGAAGAGCAATACGAGTGGGAAGAACCACGGGTCACCGAAGCTCAACCCTTCGTGGGTGGAGCAACTAATGGGACTCAGCACAGGGTGGACAGACTTAGGCTCTTGGGGAATGGAGTTGTCCCCCAAACCGCAGAACTAGCATGGAAGACTTTATGGAAGGAATTGAATGCCCAATAAGCACAGCAGAAATGAACGAAGCTTGGCACAGATTTTGGAACAAGAATCAACTAGCAATCAACGCCCATGGTTCAGTGTATCGAACAACGATACCACGCAAAGAACCATGCAGAACAGAATTTGACATAAGAAATCATGCAAGCAAGAGAACAATGTTACCACGAATTTAAGAATATGATTCATCGTTGGTCAGAGGAATCTGATATGGAGGATGAAGAAATTGTTCAATGTATGGTGGATGCAGCTAAAGAATACTACGACCAGGATGTCATAGAGTTTGAATTTGATATGGAACTAGATGAAGACGAGGAGGACGAAGAATGAATATATATGCCCCCACGGGAGAGAAGATAGAGAATTGGCCATTATGGGTGAGGAGATTAACGGATGAGAACATGGTGCTTAAGAGCAGGGTCATTGATCTGGAGAAACATAATGATGAGCTATCCAAGGAAGTAACGGATCTAAAGGTCAGATGTTGTGATATTTGGAAGCAATTAACTGAGGAGCGAGCCAGACAAGCATGAAGTGGATAGATGGGGATGATGAATGGACTATCGAACAGCAGAAGTTATGGGCAAGAAAAGCCCCCTTTGGATGGCAGAGATGTTGGCAATGTGGCAAGCAATGGAAGCAATTTTATGAAGATGCCTGCAAATGTAATGACAAGTGAATGTACCCAAGGGATACAATCCGATTTATTGGAAAAAATACGGGCGAGCGATATCAACATCAGTTGCAAGATTACCGAGGTGCAATTATCAAAAGCTAGGGCCACCACCCTTGCAATTAAGCCCAGAGACGTTGGAGAGGATACGGAAGGCTGGACAATCGGTGAAAAGGAAATCCCCTGCAACTCGCTCGAAGAAGCAATCATCGTAGGTATTGAGATATTAAATCGTGGCTAAAATAACCTATGCAGATGAGATAGACGCACGCTTTGGCGTGCCTTGGACAGATGACTTTAAGTATGATAGAGGAGAGTTGAAGTGTGCATTATCAGATGAAGAGATAGATAGGTTGACTGTACAAGATCCTGTACGTGCAGAAACACTTACACGCTTGCTCCTTGACCAACCAAATAGCGAGAAGGAAGATCCAATCGAATGGGGTTGGACTCTTCCTGGGTGGCGTAGAGTCATGGACAATTGGAAGGATACAAAGATTCATGTTTGCTTGGGTGGTAATAGAAGTTCAAAGACCACCTTCGCTTCTCGCTTGCTTGTACACTTGGCACAGAACATACCCGAAGCAGAGATACGTTCTTTGCATGTTAGTGAGGAAAGAAGTATAAGTGATTCCCAACGTTATATATGGGATTCCCTTCCGGCAAGGTACAAGAGAAGCAAGAAGAAAAGTGAGAATCATTCACTGCAATACACACAGAAGAATGGATTTAATGCTGGCAAAGCAATCCTGCCACCCACACATCCAGATGCAGAACGTGGGAGTACGATATACTTTAATAATTACAGGCAGTACATGGCAGACCCACAAATCTTTGAGGGATGGGCAGCCCATTGTATACATGCAGATGAGGAGATTCCTGAGAATATTTTTAACACGCTATTGGCAAGACTCACAGATAATCATGGTCGCTTGATTCTGACCTTTACGACCCTGCAAGGATACACGCCATTAGTTAATAGTTTATTGAAAGGAGCTACGACAGTCAGGTCAAAGTATAGTGCGTTAATGGATAAGGAACTACCTACTGAACAAGTGTCTGCTAATTGGCCTGACTGTCGCATATATTATTTTTGGTCACAGATGAGTCCCTTTGTAGATGCAGATGAACTTGTGCGTACCTACAGCAAGCAACCACAGGAGGTAAAACTTGCTCGATTATTCGGAATACCAAGTAAGAGTTTTGAAGGAAAATTCGCAAAATTTCAGCGTGAGACAAATGTAATAGAACATAGCAAGATACCATTCATCTTAGATCCATCTGTACCTGTAACCCGTTACTTTATTTGCGATCCGGGTGGTAGTAAACCTTGGGTTGGATTATGGGCAGGTGTGACCAAGGATGGTAAGATTTATGTCTATCGTGAGTTCCCAGATAGTACAATGGGAGCATGGGCAATCCCTCACATTAATGGTGCTGGTAAAGCAGTGGGCAAGCCTGGCCCTGGACAACGTCCTCTTGGTTGGGGGTACAGTGATTACAAGGATTACTTTGAAGCACAGGAGGATGGTGAGGAGATATTTGAACGGATAGTTGACCCAAGAATGGGAGCAGCCACAGTGCGTACAAAGGAGGGAGAAAGTAATATAATCAATACAATGAGTAACATGGGATTTGTATTCCGTGCTGCACCAGGTGTGTCCATAGACTCTGGTATTGCGAAGATCAATGATGCACTTAGCTGGGATGACACAGAACACATGACAGACAAGAATTGCCCCAAGCTTTACTTCTCCGATCAATGCGAGAATACAATATCTTCCATGCTTGAATATGCCGGAGAGAGTAAGAGTGATTACTTCTCTGACCAAATTGACTGCCTGCGTTATTTATTTGTAAGTGGAGCAGACCATATCACCAATCGTGACATTCAGGTCACAGGTGGTGGTGGATATTAGATTGACTACATAAGGGTGCTAATGTAGTTTTATGCTACACATGCTCTCTGCGTCCGATCCAGAATTACTATATGTCTCAAAAGAGCCTGACATTGCTTATCTTAGTGAAGCGTACAAGCGTACACAGAGTGATTTAGGTGAATGGTTAGATCGTAGACAAAGAGACTATGATGTCCGTAATTGTTTATGGGCAGGTAAGAGTGATGACTTCAAGAAGCATTCAAGCCAAAGTTCCACAGGAGATGTGTTCCCTTGGGAGGGTGCAAGCGACCAGGAACAAAGGATGTGCGATGAATTGATTAATTGCCGAGTGGCAATGTCAATGAATGCAATCCGCAGAGGTCACATAATAGCCACACCCACAGAATCAAGTGATGTCGAGCGTGCCAATGTGGTATCCATGTTTTTACGATGGTTAATTAATTCTAAGATGCAGGAGTTCTATCCTGAGATTGAACTTGGATTAAATCATCTTTTTGAAAAAGGTATGATGGTTCATTATGCTTGGTACGAGAATCAAGAACTGAAGCAACAACAGACCATTAAGCTTGAAGAGATTGCCCAAGCACTTCCACAAATTGCCGGAGCTATACAGGATGGCAGCATGGATGAGGAATTAAGTGAGGCACTTAAAACACAGTTTGATATTAGCAAGTCCAAGGCACGGGCAATGTTAAAGGAAATGCGTAAGGATGGAGAAACCACAGTACCTGTCACACGCCAAGTTGTAAGCAGACCCAAGATCAAAGCACTTGCACCAGATGAGGATGTATTTTGGCCAAGCTATTGTATTGATCCACAGGAAGCACCATACATGTTCCATGTGGTATCTATGACCCCAGAGCAATTAAGGTCTAAAATTAATACCGAAAATTGGTCAGAAGAGTTTGTAGATGCTGCGATTGAACTAGCAGGGCAGGGCGAG